GTGGCAAAATGGGTTTATGGCCGGTATAAGTCGCGCAGAGGGGACATTGTAATGCCAGCCGGTAGACCTCCTAAAAAGAAAAAACCAGGGCTGTCCGAAGAGCAGAAAGCGGGAATTGCTGGCATAGACGAAGCGCGGAAGAGCTGGAAAGATCCCGCAACAGGTTGGTATCTGCCAGGGAATAAGTTTTGGGAGTGTAGATCAAAGCATGGCCGCAATCACATTTATCAGCCAGATGAATTAGAGGCAGAGTGCTTGCGATATTTTGAGTGGGTTGAGGCAAACCCATTACTAGAGCAAAGAGTTTTCTGCCACCAGGGAGAGGTGACTCGGGTTGATGTGCCAAAAATGCGGGCTATGACGCTGGCAGGGCTGCAATTACACCTGGGTATATCTCATGATGCCTGGCTTGATTATAGAGTGCATTCGGATTTTAGCGTGATCGTCGCGAGAGTAGAGCAGGCGATACGCGATCAGAAGTTCACAGGGGCCGCTGCTGACATGCTAAACGCAAATATTATTGCGCGTGACTTGGGGTTGGCCGATAAAACAGAATTGACTGGCAAGGACGGCGGAACGATTAAGACCGAAGTCGCAATGAGCCCTACTGACGCATATCTCAAGATGCTGAATGGCAAATAGTGATAGGTTAGCAGTCAAATAATCTTAATAATTTCAACAAATGTCAAAAAAATATCGACTTAGTATAGTTAGGCTTTACATGGAGCGATATGTCAATACCGGATTGGTTTGACTGGCGTAACCCAGATTATGACAGAGTTTTGTCTGTCCGGGCAGAACGGTTAAAGACGATCCGCGCTACGCCTGGAATGGCGGCGGGGTTGCGAGAATTTTATAAAGATCATCCAGTGGAGTTTGTCACAGATTGGGGGATGACGTTTGATCCACGCAATGTCGAAATTGGGCTTAGTCCCACTATGCCGTTTCTGCTGTTCCCCCGGCAGGAGGAATTCATTACTTGGATTTTTGACAAGTGGCGCAATAGAGATGATGGATTGGCGGAAAAATCTCGCGATATGGGTGTGACGTGGCTATGTGTGTGTGTCGCGGTGCACATGTGGTATTTTTTTGATGGCACAATAATCGGGTTCGGGTCGAGGAAGGAAGAGTATGTTGATAAATCTGGCGACCCCAAAAGTATTTTTTATAAAATACGGCAATACATAAATCTGTTACCAGCCGAATTTAAACCTGCGGCATATGATGAGAGCAAACACGCGCCTAATATGAGGGTTACAAACCCTGAAAATGGGTCGGTAATAGTTGGTGAGTCCGGTAGTAATATCGGTCGTGGCAATCGAACAAGTATTTATTTCAAAGACGAGTCAGCTTTTTATGAGCAGCCAGAGTTAATCGAAGCTGCACTATCACAGACATCTAACTGCAAAATAGATGTGTCAACTCCAAACGGTAGCGGTAATCCGTTTTATCGTCGCCGACATTCTGGCAAAACAGATGTTTTCTCATTTCATTGGACGCAAGATCCCCGTAAAGACAAAAAATGGTACGAAATTCAGAAAACTAAACTTGATCCCGTTATCCTTGCGCAAGAGGTTGACATTGACTACAATGCATCTACTGCTGACTCATACATTCATGGCGATCTGGTTGCCAGGGCTCAGTTAAACGGCCCCGCAAGCATCCAGGTTTTAGGTAAGTGGATTGTCGGGATTGATGCTGCGCATTATGGGGACGATGAGAGCGTTATACATTTTCGAAAAGGGCGACTAAATACAAAACAGATATGCCGGAGGAAATTAGATGGCCCGCAGCTTGCCGGTGTGGTCGAAGCGGAAATTGGGGAATTACTAGAGGTGCCAGCAGCAATTATAATTGAGTTAGACGGTCCGGGTGTATCATGTTATGATCAGCTCAAATTAGGCAAGTACGCTGATGTGGTTTATGGGGTGCATACTGGAGCGCGTGTAAATGACAACAAGAATTACAATTTGCGTGCCCAACTATGGAGAAATGCAAAAGATTATTTACAAAACGATCCAGTTTCCTTGCCGCTGGACCAAGAATTCAAAACGCAACTATGCTCAATGCGGTTTGGCTACAAAGACGGGTTGCTGTTAATGCAAAACAAAAAAGAATATAAAAAAATGTTTGGTAAATCCCCAGATAGAGCTGATGCGTTTGTTTTGACCCATGCGCCGATTACGGAGCACATGGCAAAGGTTGATCAATATAATTACGAGCGCGAAGAGATGATATCAAGGTATGACGTAGATGGAATCTAAATATACTATAAGGAAAGGATATACAATGTGCAAACAAATAAAAATTAGCAACGGATTGCGGCTGACGCAATCTGATGATATGGGTATTTTTTTGCATTTCTCTACTTCAGACGGTAGAGCTTCTGGTATAAATTTGAGTCCAGATTCTGAAATTAATCACCCATATGTGTGGGCGGTTGAACAATTGACGACGCGGATGGGATTTAACGATAAAGACATGCTGGAGATAGCTCTAAAAAAGCTGTCGCTAGCATTTGATAGTTTTGTGGCTGACTGTATCGATAAGGCCGGTAGACCTAAAGCGCCTGATTGCAAATCTCTCATGCGGGCTCGTGGATGTTTGCTGCCATATTGTAGTTGCGCGTTGGCAAGGGGTAATCATGACAAAAAGATATAGCTCACACATGATAACAGCACTGGCATGGATTGACGACGGATTATGGCCGGTCTGCCATTGCGGTACAGATTTTACTCTGTCATTTGCTGGTTGGTATTGCAAAAGTTGTCAGGCGGACGTAAAAAATAAAGTATCATTAAATTAATAATTTAGTCTCACTGTCCCCGACGTGGGATAAAAGGATAATTTGGGTGGATGGAGCAATGGACGAAGAAAAAGAAGTTGGGCGCGAAGAAGAGTACGAGCCCGGAAAACAGATAGAAGAAGATGAGATCGAGCGCCAGCTCTGGACCCAAGTTAAGCGAGCTGAAGATTACGTCGCTGAAAACATAGCGACTGACCGAATGACGCGGTGGGATCGGTACTATGGTAGGAAACTAGGGAACGAGCGGAAAGGATTTTCCAAATACATCTCCCGCGAGGTCATGGAGACCATTGAATGGATGCTTCCTTTCTTCATTCGGACATTTATCAGCGGCGACCCAAAGATCACCATCAAGATCAAGGGACAAGATCCAAAGATAGGAAAGGCCCTCATGCAAAAGATACACGAGGACCTCTCCGAGAACGAGCCGAACATGTTTACCCTATTCTATGTTTGGTTTAAAGACGCCCTTGTTTCGAATACTGCGTTAATCAAACAGACCTGGAATCTCGACCAAGAGACAGTCGAACAGGAATTCCCGATTCTACAACCATCTCAGTTCCAAACGCTCACTACAGACCCCGACGTGACAGTCAAGGAAGCTACGCAGGATTGGGTTCCTCCCTTCGGCTTGGTGTTCCGTGGCGTTAGGGCTGATATACTCAAGACAAATGAGGACCAAGTCTATGCGGAAAATATGCCGCATTGGGAGTTTATCTGTTCTCCGGATGCGCGGGGGATCAACGACGAATATGGCAAGGGTCAAAAGACCAAGGTCACCCTGGATTACCTCAAGCGGATAAATAGGCAGTTTACCCAAGAGGGTGGAGAGCCTTTCTTTAAACACCTTGACGAATTTGAGCGTGACGGCGCGGTAAGCTCAGACGTTGAGGATTTGGGGGAGAGTACGACCAGCACGGAGCGCATTAACTATCTGGATCGTGACATCGAACTTGACCGAGAAGACGATAAGCCGGGGCCTGGGCAAGTACATGATTTCGTAGAATGGTATGACAGGATTGATATCAACGGCGATGGATTTCTCGAAAACTGCACAGCGTGGTTCCTAGATAAAAAGATGATCAGGTACGAACTGAACGAGGAAGGGTTTATTCCGTTTTCAGCACTCACTCCAATCATCGATTGCCATAAAATGTTTGGTGTCGCATGGGCGGAGCTGATTGTCCCCCTGCAAAACTTAGTGACGATGATCACCCGTAGGATTCTTGACAACTTTGATTTTACCAACAGGGGCCGCTGGGGTTATGACCCGGATGGCCAGGTTGATGTAAGAGCATTACTAAACGCTGTTCCGGGCGATGTGGTCCGGGGTAAAAAAGACGCGATCTTTGATATCTCTCCGCAGCCAATGGATTACCGTGTGCTCGGATTATTGCAGCATTTCGACAAGATCAAAGAGGACCGAGGCGGAGTACCAAGGTTATCAAAAGGTATTGGTGATGATACCAAGACAGACACGTCTGGTGGCATTGCTCAGTTGTTGGGTGCAGCCGGGCAGCGCATGGATATGGTAGCAAGGATATTCGCGGAGACAGGGGTAAAGGATTTCTATAAAAAATGTGTATGGTTATACCAAAGGAATTTGAGAAAGCCTTTTAGTGTCACACTTCGAGGCGAAGAGATACAAGTAACACCAGAACAATTGCAGGGGAAGGTTATCTGCACGGTTAACCTCGGAATTGAAACGGCCATCGGCCAGCAGGAAGCACAAAAGATTGAGCGGGTTGTGGCGTTCCTTGGCAAGATGTCTGAACAGTTCCCTGGATTAGTTACTGAAGAAGATGCATTCTCGATCTGCACAAAGTATGTGACTTGTATGGGATTCCCTGAAACAAATGATTTTCTGGCTGAGTTTGACAAGTTTATCGAAGCAAACAAAAAGGCCAAGGACAACCAGGGCCAGATGATGCAGATGAAAATACAGCTTGAGCAGGCCAAGCAATCTTTGGAAGTAGCCAACCAAAAATTAGCCATGGCAAAACTTCAGCAAGATGGTAAACTGAAAATTGCTGAGCTCAAGCAAGACATGGCCATGGCTCAACAGGACCGGGAGCAGCGTGACCGGGACAGCGTACGAGATCACAAGGCGGAACTGATTAAATTGTTGTTTGAGAAATTAACTCCGCAGGTTGAAGGTTTGGTTAATAGGGAGATAGGAGAAGGAATTAAGCGCGGGAACAACATTGCATGACAGAACAAAACAACCAAACATTACGCGCCCTAATCCGTGGGCTTAAGTATTTAGTCTCTCTGTTAGAGAAGGTAGCCAAGGGGGAACCGGTATGAGTAACTTTGAAAAGGGCCGTGAAGTTGACAAGATGGTGAGGAAGGTGAATGATTGCATAGCAATAGTTAGCCTTAACGCTCATTTAATGACAGCCAATAAAGATGAGCTTCCAGATGAGATGCAGGAAAATATAACATCGATGTTGGATGCTGGTGATGAGTTAGATAATATTTCAACATGGCTCATGGAAAACGCTAACATACTATGTAATGCTCCCATTGAAATAATAAAACTTCCTGGAAGTTGTCGAAATTGCCGATTCTCCAGGACGGTTATGGATGGGTATGAATGTCTGCATGTTGATATCCTGGATGGGATCAAGGGAGATGTGGCACAGTTTCTTCCGCCCGACGGTTTTTGTTGTTCTTATCACGAAGAGAGGGTGGTTATATGATTAGAAGATATTTACTAAAACTTATCCACGAAGTATTTAACGCATATTCGGCTAATATCGAAATAAAGAACGACCCGCAAAAAGAGTATTGGCGTCCATCCAGAACAGACGCTATACAGCTTGGTTTTGACAAGTTGTCGGCAGACATTATCGAATTACGTGGGTTGTTTAAGATAAATAAAGACCGCATAAATACACTGGAAAGGAGATTTGAAGGATTACTTGAAATGCTAGGGGTAGAAATTATTGAAGATAATGTGCATGATGGCTATGTTGCAGTAAGCACAAGGGAGACAAGCTTGCTCGAACATTCTCAAAAGTATATTGAAGCCGCAACAGTAGCTGGTGAAATAGTGGCTTTGCAAAGAGAAATATTGAGAGCAAGCAAATCAATTATCAAAGGTGTTAACTATCGAAAGAATCCTTGACAAAAAAATAGTTTTATAGTTTACTCTACATAAGTAAAAAAATTTAATACATACCTGTTCGTGCCTCTCGTAACTGAAGCGCCGGACAGAAGCTAAGAGCGCTAAAGGCCTCCTTGGATGACATAAGTCAACCGGGGAGGCCTTTTTTATTTTGATCGACACAATTGACACAGCGGAAGACGAATACAAGCAAAAGATTTTGAAAGATGGGGCGGAAGCAGCGAAGCTGTTAACTCATCCCATGTTGCAGAGCTTTTTGAAATCTGAGCTGAGTCAATGCTTTGAGGTTTTTTGCGGGATGCCCGCATCATCGACCTTAGAGGATTTCAAGTACCTTCAATCGCGTGTAGACGTGGTTAAAAAACTTGAATCGTCTTTGAGGTCACATATAGGAACTGCTGAAGACTTGAAACTACGGGACCAATTGCCGGATGAAGTCTAAGCGACACAAGGAAAAAAGACAATGGCAGAGATAACCGAAAAAGACATGGCAGATTTGGAAAACGGTATTGTCCGGCACGACTTCGAAGAGGAAGAGGACAATGACATCCTTGATTCTGATGATGCCGAAGAGCAAGGACAGAAAAGCGAATCTGACGAAGAGCAGAAAGAAGACCCAGGGGAAGATGAAAATAAAGACGTTAAGCCAGATCAGGAAAAGAAAGAGCCTGTACGGTTTGCGTTCAAGGATGAGGAAGCCAAAGACGACGATACGCACACAGACGATACTGATGTAATTGAAAAAGAGATCGTCCATCGTGGCCAGGTTGTCAAGCTCAGGCTCACCCCGGATCAGCATGTCAACATGCTCCAAAAGGCATACGACTATGACACAAAGGTCGGCCCTCATCAGCGGATTGCACAGATCGTCATGGCTGACCCTGGAGCGGCTGAGGTCCTAAACAATTATCTTCAGGGGAAGATGAAGCCTGGCAGTGCGCCACTGGAGCCGTTACCTGAAAGGTTAAAATTCAAGATGGTGCCATTCGATGATTCAAAATCACCGGAAGAATGGCTGGCCGCAAACCTGGAAGAATACGAAAAAACGAAAGAGGCTGTCCACAAGCCGGTTGCTCAGGTACAGCCACAACAGACAAAGGTTCAGCAGGTCGCCCAAATACTGATGTCGCGCGACCCGGAAAATTTTTATAAGGTTGCCCCTCATTTGGGTAGGGTAGCCGATGAATTTTTGACAAAGAAGCAGCTTGCCCGTATCGAAAACGATATGGGAGCCGCATTTGAATTTTATGATTTTGCCAAGTCCCAAATACTGCACTCGACGGCTACACCTGCCAAACAGCAAGCAGCGCCTAAAACGCCCTCGTTCAGGGTACGTTCCGGGGGAGGCGAAGCACCACAAGAGAAAAGCAAGGCGGATTATCCTTGGCAGTTAAGCAACAAGGATTTCGACGCAGAACTACAAAAAATAAAGGGCTACTGACAAAGATCAGGATAGCCCGGCAAGAGGTATATAAATGACCGTTATCACAGGTACAAGTGATGTTAACGTCAACGTGCAGGGCTATCTTGACCGCGCCATGTTGATGAGGGCTACCCCCGCGCTGTTGCATCAGCGGTGGGTTCAGATTCGACCAGTTCCGAAAAATTCCGGAACTAAAATTACATTCCGCCGTGTTGGTTCGCTGGCTGTAGCCGGTAAGCTGACTGAAGGCACCCCCCCGACCGGAAAGAAACTACAGGTCAGCGATATATACGCGACCCTGTTTCAGACCGGCGATTTTATCAGATACACAGATTGGCTTTCCATGACTTCACCCTCTTCCGAATTGGTGGAAATGGCAGAAGTTCTTGGCGAGCAGGCCGGTCTTACCCTAGACACATTTGCCCGCGACGAATGGCACACCGGCACAATGGTACGCTATGCAAACGACGTGGCGGGCAGAACAAGTATTGACAAGACCATCCAGCTCAACGACGCGAAAGCTGTTGTCCGTATTCTTGAAGGCTTGAATTGTAAGAAGGTCCGCAAAAAAGTTGTTGCCACCGATAAGGTTGCTACTCAGCCGGTCCGCCCGTCTTACATCGGCATCACTCATACTGACTGTAGGCAGGATTGGGAAAATCTTGCAGGCTTTATTCCGGTTGAAAACTACGCATCCCAGGCAGACGTGGAAGAGGAAGAGATTGGCACTTTCAAGGGTATCAGGGTTATGGCCACAACCAATGCCAAGGTCCATCTTGCAGGTGGTGCGGCTGTAGGCGTGACTGGCCTTGTTGCTGCTGATGCAACCAATGTGGATGTTTACAACACTCTGGTTTTTGGCGCGGACGCATTTGGCTCTATCCCGCTCCAGAAGAAAACCATCAAGAACATCGTCAAGGAGCTGGGCCGAACCGGCTTTGATCCGCTTGACCAGGTCGGCACCTCCGGTTGGAAGGCTGCTATCACCAATAAAATTCTGAATGATAACTTCGTCATTCGGATCGAACACGGCGCAACCGATCTGTAAGAGGTGAATGAATGAATCCTACATACTCAGGCGTCCATGTCACCATGGACACAAATGACCTTTCTATCAGGCTGGGGTTTGCCCCGGACTGGGTAAAGATTAAATCCGTTGCAACTGGTGTCGGTTTGTTTTGGCACCGGGCAATGGGCAACGACGCTGGTTGGGACCGCGTAGCTGCTGGCGATGTGACTGTCAACACCGACAAAGGCGTGAAGCTGGTCCAGTTTGATGACGGATCAGGCCTTCCCAGCGCACAGACCGGCGACCCGACTGTTATCTCGACTGATGAGTGGTACAAAGCTGACGGTATTGTAATCACGTCTGATGCGACATTCCTGGCTGATGATACCGTTGTCCATGTTGAAGCTGGCATGGATGATAAGTTCTTCTGCAAGGGTGTGCATGACGGCACCACGTCAAGCAACACGTATTTTGAGGACAGTTCCATTGACTTCACTCTTGCTGGTGTTTCCGGTGGTGGCAAGTGTATTGTCTACAACCAGACCAACGGCAACTACGCCTATATTGGCGAGATCACCAGGCCGCAGGGCAAGACTAAGGATTGCCGGGTTTATACTTATACCGATGCCGCCTGTACTTCCGCTACGACCGCCGCCGATTTCGATACCTCGGATGTTTGTTACATATTCAGGGTTGATGAAATGGGTTACCCGCTGTCTGATGTCGGTCTGATGACCTGATAAACAAGGGGGCTTCGGCCCCTTTTAATATTTCGGAGTAAAACGATGGAAAACAAATATGATGAATATGTGTTCCATGCCGGAATGAATGTCAGAAACGGGCTGACTCTGTCTGACTCAACAACTAACCAGTTGAGTATTACAGGTGGATTCACAACCGGTCTGACAATTTCAGGCGACGGAACCACGGCAATAAGTGTTACTAATGGATTTTCAGGAACAAACATACTCAGCCTTGCCGGGTCCGCTTCTGGTTCCGGTCTGGCTATTTCAGGGGCATGCGCTACCCCGGTTAACATAACAGGCGCTTTTACTACAGGACTCACGATAGCTGCTGATGGGACAACTGGTATCAGTATCACAAGCGCTTTTTCCGGTGTTACGGGAATCTCTCTTGCCGGTACTGGGTCTTCTGCTGGTATCAATATTTCCGGCAACCATACCACTGGTATTACCATAGCCGCGCAGACTACCGCAGGTGTTGCGGTTACGGGCGCGACGGCGACCGGCTTGTCAGTTACCGGGGCATGTACAACCGCTGCTTTGCAGATGGGCGTCTCCGGCACCACTGCCGGCGACTTCATTTGGTACGGAACCACGGCCCTTTACAAGGTTCTGTTCGACGCTGATGGCGACACTAACGGTGCTGTATATATGGGTGCCGATACCAAAGGCTTGATGTTCAAGTTGTATGGGGACACGACCGGCTGCGGAGTCTTTTGGGATCCAAGTACGGACACAAACGGAACGCTCTCAATCGGTGCTTCTGGCGGCAGCAAGGGTAATGATGTGTTATTTTACGGTGCCACTAACGGGTGTTCCTGTAAATGGGACCAGAGCGAAGACCAGCTCGTCATCACCCAGACCAACGCGGCTACTACTGGTGTGGAACGGTCTCTTGATGTTTCGCAGACACACACCGGTATCGGTGCATCTGCTGAGGTGTTCAGGGCTTATCTGACCACCAACACTATCGCGGGGACGTATATCAACGCGATATTCGGTAAACTTGATCTGGCCACTACAGGTGGTGTTACTGGATTGGCCGGTGTTATCTGCGGCGAGCTTACCATGCCTGGTGGAGCAATCGCCGGTGGGGTTGGTACTTACGCTGTATTTGAAGCTGAGATTAACTGTCCTACCAGTTATTCGGCCACCGTACCGATTCATGTGTTTAGCATTAATGCATGGGGCGCGGCGGTTACTCAGTTTGACCAGTATGGATATCTGTTTGATCTTACTGGCGTAACTTCTGGGTCTGGTAATATCTGGTACGACAACCAGAAAGCTGCCCCTGCTGTTGAAGAGTTCATTCGTGTCAAAACCCCGGCTGGGGTCAGATACATTGGACTTTACAACGCCAATGCATAAGAGGTGAGCTGATGGCCGAAAGCAGAGAAGAAATGATTATGGAAATGATCAAACGGCGAGAACAGGAAGTTGTCGAGCCGAAGAAGAAAAAGAAATAACCACTTATACGGGATAGCGACCTCGGCGCGAAAAGCTGGTTCCTGGCCAGCCTTCCCGTGTTACAACCAGGTCATCTACAGGAGATGAAAATGAAGTTAAGCGTACTTGAAAGACTTGTAGCACAAAGCCTCATTCCGAAAGAGGCAGATTTTACCAATCTCAAGCTGATAAGGGTTGCGCGGGAAAAGTTGTCATTTGACGATGCCGAACAGAAAACCCTTAACTTTAGGCAAGAGTCCGGCCAGATGGTTTGGAACAACGGTGTTCCAGATCAAGAAATTGATCTTGGCGAAACAGTTACCAGTATGATTGTAAAGGAGTTGAAACGCCTCGATGAATCAAACAAGCTGACCATGGACCACCTGGGGCTGTACGAGAAATTCATTAACGACAAAGGTTAATTATGCGAGGAAGAAAACCGATGAACCAAGAAATAATTCAGGAAGCAAAACCAGTAACAAAGCAGGCCAACAAGTATAACCCGAAGACGACTCCGAAACGATGGGTGAAAGTCCACCGAATGGGCGTTGACGAGAATAATAGGTTTCTGCCGATTGTTGTGCTGGTGAATGATATCAGGTCGAAGCGTGAGTTTACGCCGGGCGATCCTGTTGAACTGGACGACGTGCAAATCCAGTCGCTCCGAGACGCGGCGTATAACTGCGCTATTCAGATACCTGATGACAGCGCCATCTATGATTCGCGGAATCCTTTGGCCGCTGCTGAAAAGATGTATGAAGGCATGAAAGCCTACCATGACCCGGTGACTATGAAAATCTGGGTCAAGAAAAACGAACAGCGATACCTCATAGAGGAGCTTGGAGATGGGTACACTCCAAACGGTCGTAACTGATGCGCGTTACAAGGTCCGCGATTCAAACGGGAATCAGTATTCTGATGCTGAGGTATTGGCGGCAGTCAATATCATCTTGCATGAGATACATGATAAACTCTCTAATATAGAGTCGAACCTTGTATATGGGCATTCCACCATCACGCTTGCTGATGGAACCAAAGAGTACACGCCGTCATTCAGCCACCAAGGTTTTTTGAATGACGGCGTGTGGCTTGATGGCAATGAATGGTATCTAACCCAAACAGAAGAACCTGACCGCGTAGGGTTAGGCTATGAAGACGATACCCTCGAAGGCGAGCCAAGATACTACTACCTGACCGAAGACGGCAAGGTGGGGTTTATTGATACCCCTGATGCGATATATACCTGCCATGTCTATTATTGGAAACCGCTGACAGAATTGACAGCGGTTGCAACCGACACGCTCCCGTGGAATGGGATATGGAATACCTTCATTCATCGAAGGTTAATCATGGACCTGCTTGAGAGAAACGAAAGAGATACATCAAGACAGGCCGTTTTAGCAAGCATGGCAGAGACCCAGGCCATGAACAGGACCTATAACCTTGGAACCAGACGCAGAAAAGTAACGTCTGATTTCTTTGACATTGACGGTCTATGAGCTTTCTTGCCATTGCCAGAATGGGCGGACGCCAGGCCCCTTATGAAAATCTTCCCTTAAATGATTTCAAGGGCGGGCTTAATACTGTTTTGCCCCCCTCAAAACTCAGGCCGAATGAGCTTTACGCAGCGCTCAACGTCCAGTACTCGCAAAGTTTCGGGCTTGAGACAAGGCCAGGGCTTATCAAATACACAGCAACCGCTTTCCCGGCTGAAGTTAAGTACATGGAGAAATGCCAGATCGGGGCAACTTCTTATGAATTGGCAGTAACAAGCGAATATAAGCTGTATAATATCCCGGCCAATAAGATTCCATCATTGCTCACCACGCTTGTTGGTGATGCGACCATCCTCCCCTTCTCCGGTGTAGCTATTCTGATGGATGGCTCATACTTAAAATATTATAACGGCACATCTGTTTTGCTCTGTTATGATGACGGGTCCGGATCAAGGGGATTTCAGGTTGATCAACTCGGCCTAACACAAAATGATTCAATCATTGTAGGCAACGCAACTAACACGCGAGTAGGGGTAAAGTTTACAACCCAGACATGGGACACTGGATATACCATTCCGATCACTCGTGTTTCGGCTTACCTTAAAAAAGTTTTAGCACCAACAGGTACAGCAGTAGCAAAAATTTATAAGGTTTCCGATGGTTCGTTGATAGCGACCAGTACCACAACTCTTGATGTTTCAACTTTGGTCACATCGGCTTACACCTTAAATGAGTTTGAGTTTGATCTGTCTGTGGGGTTTGCCTTGAATACGGCTTACTACGCTGCCATAGTATATAGCGGTGGCGACGCGGCGAACCATATTTTGGTAGCTACTGAAACGAAAGCCAGCGGCGGCAACTCCTCTTATTATGACGGTTCCTGGCACGATGTCACAACGGAATCTCCCGTGATGGGTGTTCAACCTGGAAGACCTCCTAAAGCAAAGTTTGGCCAGGTAAAGGCAAGCCGGTTATTCCTGGCTGGAGATACGGATAATCCTGGCTGGGTATGGTTTGGGAACGCCAATTCATATCTAGATTTCTCAACCTCTAACGGTGGCGGGTCATTTGGCGCGGTAGACGGAAACGCCAACAATTATGCGGTAGGGGCTTTGGTTGCTCAGTACGGGAACTTGTATGTTTTTGGGACAAAGGATCAACCATATCTTGCTTCACTGACCGGAACAAGTCCAACAGATTACGCCATAGGTCAGTTGTTTAATGGCGTATGGGGCACACACAGAACATCGTTATCGGTCGTTAATGATGTGTGGTTTACTGGTCTTTCCGGGGCGCAGGCATTAAGCGGTGTTCAGGAATTCGGCGATCTGAGAACATTCACGGAAAGCGAATCAGTCAAGAATATCATCTCGCAATATTTCACTTCATCGGCGGTGTGTGGTTACAACCCGTTGCAAGGTCAGTATTTTATCAAACTGGCTGGGTATCATAAGGTATTATGTGGGCACACAAAAAATCCTGTGCAATCGGACAACGGGACCAGTTACCCGTGGACCGAATTTGCTTTCACCCGAGAAAGGCTGACCGACACAGCGATTTACAAATGGACGGCAAGTGGGCACGGAACGAATGAATATTATGCCGAACTATTGGCTGGTGGTGATCCATCTTTGCAGAAGCCTCACTTAGGAGTTTTAAATGACAGGTTGATAACGGAAGGCACAGTAGGAAGTCTCACAAACCTTGAATGGGATTACGCAGACAATGACACCCTTGGATATTCAACTGTTTATATTCGGCTTGATGCTGGTGACCCAGACGTTGCTGGGTACGAAATAACCACAATTCTTGAACCATATGCTTTCGGATCGTGGGATGAAAAATTCTTTGTCGCTGGTGATAATGGGCATATTTATTATTTCTCGCCAACAATCACCCGTGATAATGGAATTGAAAACAGATATCTGGTGGCTACCTCTTATATCTCTCCGCCGTTTGGGACGATTTGTTTAGAAAGGTATTCGCTGAAAGCCTTCTCCCAACTTGGAGCTGATATAGATCTGTCTGTATATAAAGATTACTCGACTGTCACGGCAGCAGCTACGCAATCTCTTAACGTGGCCGATTCGGTCACAGTTGCCGACCTGGATGAAGTCGAGGTAAGAGACGCGAACTTTGTTATAACGACTGAGCCTGATGAGTTGTGGAACTGGTTAAACATTAACGCAAAAGCATTCATGATTGTCCTGCATGATTTCTCAACGCGAAACACACCTATCTATTTTGACGGAATTTATCTGGAGACTCGGAGCGTAGGACGATGACGCAAGACACCATACAAGGGACCGACTACGTTTCAACCGCTTTACTTACCAAAGTCAATGGTGACATAACAGAACTGTTTGCGGTTCAGACAGAAGTTGTTGCGGCACGCGACGGTGAATCATCTTTGCTGGTAAAGATAAACGCTATTGACACCACGCTTGCCGCTGTTTCTGCTGGTTCTGGGGTTACCATCTCTGCCAATGATACTACGGTTGGGGTGCTTAACGGAAAGGCCGTTGCCGGGATAGGTGTTACGTTTACCGAAAACAACGACGGCGCGGCGGAGACATTGACAATCGCGGTTGGGTCGTATGTTTCAACAAACGATACAACGAATGGTGCTTTGAACGGGAAGCTGGTTGCCGGGTCAAATATAACCTTCACGGAAAACAATGACGGCGCGGCTGAAACATTAACCATTGCTGTTACCTCAACGGCGGCTATCCCCACAATGACTGGTAACTCAGGCAAGACGATAGGAACGGACGGTTCAACGGCTTCGTGGTCCTATTACGCCGGACATTCTTCGCAAACACTTGCTTGCGCTGACCCGACAGGCGATACTCACGCGGTAAATAGGTTATATGGAGACGGTAGGTATATTTATCCATACATGCTTGCTACGGATGTGAAATCAGTTGGCACGCACGCCGGTACCTCAACCGCTGGAGCTAACACTAGAGTTTTAAACACAGCAGTAAACACCATTACAGGCGCATCTTTGGGATCAAACCAAATAACCTTGCCGGCAGGAACTTATAATATAAGGGCAACCGCCCCTTGTGTCGGAGGGGCTAACCATAAGGCGTACCTTTATAATGTGACTGATGCCGCTATCGCGATCAACGGAACATCTGAATACTCTGATAATTCTACAAGCACTTCAACGTGTTCTGTCTGTGTTGGCAGAGTGGTAATTGCAAGCGCAAAGGTTTTTGAACTGAGACATGCGATACAAATTTCTGTCGCGACGAACGGCCTAGGGATAGCGTGTAATGTTGCCGCTGCTGGGAGTGAAGTTTATTCAACGGTTATGATTCAAAAGGAATATGCGTGATGAAATATTTCTTGAATGATACTTGGATTGATGATTCAACAATAACGGAATTACCTGAAGGTGCTATCTTGATCACAGATGAAGAATGGCTTCGTGTTGTGGTAAATGGAGAGGTGAGCAATGGCGTACTATAGTGGTAATCTTGATTTAGAAAACGATTGGAACGCGTACTGGGACACGGCCACCCCCGGATCGACCAGGGATTGGGCGGGCGGTACGCTTAGGCTAGACAATTCCGGGAAATCATCCAGGTACATCGACCCGACCGGGAAGTCAACGTATTTCACCAGGAATACCAATCCGGATTATCTGGCCGGGCAGTCACCTTCTATTAAAGATCTGTGGGATTCAAAGTATGATACGCTTGGATCAAACCTTGATTTGGAGACAGACGCAAATCCCTCTACCTCGCAAAGCGGTACACTTGGGGCCACGTCTGAACTGATTGGTGGTTGGCTGGAAAATCTTGACCAAATGCTTTCGCCGACTTCCTTCGATGCCAGAGCCAGCGGTATATATGATGCCGAAAGAGGCAAGATCAAGGCCAACTACCAGGACCAAATGAACCTCTTGCCGTACCTGCAAAGGGAACAGCTTTTGCCTAATCTTCAAACAGGGATTAACGCCTTAGCAAACAAAGGAATCTTGGATTCTTCCGTCTCCAGCGACGTACTTTCGCAGATTTCCAGAGCGGCGGCTGGGGATATTTTGGGGAAACAGTACGATCTTGGCACACAGGAAATGAACGCGCTCAATACTTTGGGGGCGCAGGAAGCACAGTTGCGCGGATCACTTCCATTGTTGACTGCCGGGGCTGTTCAGAACATAGGCGGATTCTCGCAAAGTGATTCTGGCAACTGGCAGCTGTTAGCTTCATTGTTTCCAAACTTAATGGAGTATGGTGGGTAAATGCGCTGCACTATTGATGATAAGGAAAAAGTAAATAGAATTTTAAGCGACGATTCAATTTACATTCCTATCAATGGTGTTCCTTGTCCCGAGAAATTAAAAAATATCCTAGCTGATGATTTGCTGAGAGAAACAAAGGCCTATGTGTTGTCTCCTAATGATTTCTCTGTACTCATCTTTCTGGCATACGATGAAAATTTATACACAGGGCACACTTCAGTCCTACCAGAAGGGAGAGGAAGGCAAGCAATAAGAGATGGGAAACTTGCTTGCCAATGGATGTTTGAAAACACAAAATGTATAAAAATATTCGGGTTTACTCCTGAGCATATGTTGCACGTCAGAAGATTTAATATTTTGGTTGGGTTTAAAGAAGAAGGTGTTTTAAGTAATAGCCATATGCATAACGGAAGCGTAGAGAATATGATTATCTTTGGACTTAATAAATGAAAGTAGCATTTTCATATTATCCGCTCGCGGTTAACTTTAATCACGGGGCAGCACTGCTTTCTGGAGAATGTTTAAAAAATGGGATAGAGACAGAAATAATCCCATTCTCTGAAACATATAAAAAAGAAATAATAGAATTTAATCCTGACTTTGTTTGCGTATCTTTTGTCACCATTCATGATTACGAGATGTCTGTCCAATTTATTGAAAAATTAAAGATCCCATTAATAGCAGGTGGTGTATATCTCAGGAAGGGCGGTAAGGTGGATAACTCTTTATTTTATAGGATATGCCGTGGGGAGGCTGAAAATATATCAGACTTTTTTTTGAATGGTGATGAATCTGTTTTTGATAGTCCACAGAGATGTAAAAACATTTCTCAACATTCAGACATTGATTTAAGAAAAGTTACAGGATTTGAATTTGATAGAGGATTTCCAGTATTAAAAGGCAAAAAAATAATCCCATACTCGAGTAGTAGAGGGTGCCCTTTTAGATGCGCATTTTGTGAAAGTAAAAACTTGAAACAAGGAATAAGAATTAAAAATACCGTTAGTGAAGATATAGGGAAGATCGTTGAAACCCATAATCCTGATTTAGTATATATCATGGATGAGTTATTGCCATATTATAATTATGATTGGTTAAAACAAATATCTCAAATAAATATAAACTTTATGGGCTATATTCGGGCTGATATTGATGATGGTGTGCTTCAGTTTCTTATTGATAAAGGATTGAAGTTTTGTGCTTTCGGGATAGAATCAGGAGATGAAGAATACCGGAATAATGTTTTATTAAAAGACTTGCTTGACTCTGATATTAAAAGAACAATCTCTATTTTAAAAAAGAACAATATTGATTTCATATCATTTTTCATGACAGGATCACCAGGTGAAACTATGAGCATAAAAGAAAAGACATACAAAATGGCAAGCATGATAGGAAATAGTGTAATCTGGAATTATGAAAATTTGGAGGTGCAATAATGGCTTGGAGTGCTGCCGGTGTTGCTGCTGCTGGTCTAGGATCATACATGGCTGCTTCTGGTGCCGATGAAGAGCAAACATCAAGCGAAGCCACCGTAAGTCCAGGCCCTTACCCGAACCGTGGCTCGGAAGCGTGGGATATGTTCATGGATGCCCTCATGGGGCCTGATATTCATTCCCGTGAAAACTTTGATGCTGACTGGTATCTTGCGCAAAATCCTGACGTTGCCGCCGATCCGAATTACAAGGATAAGCCATACGAACATTATATGAACTTCGGCAAGGAAGAGGGCAGAGAGCCTTCTGATCCTGCGACTAGAGTGCATGTTCCTTCACTCCAAGACTGGTTGAACGAGGACCAGACTTATACGAATTGGGAAAATACTGTTTATACAAACACGATGGACACAAACTCCCAAGCGTACCGTGATACCATAGCAACGTTGCCGGGGATGCTTCAAGACGCACAAGAGGAGTCTTACAAGAACCCGCTGAATGTTTCTATCGGCGGAAAGCCTCTTATGAATGTCTACCCGAAAGGAAAGATTAATAATACGAAAGACCTTATCAATCTTATATCTGAAACTGCTGGTGATACGTTCACGTCGAGTATGCTGGCCCCGGAAGCCAGATATAACTATAGGGTAGAGAATGCCCCGAACAAGCCGAAGATAGACTTTTTGAAAGTACTATCTGATATGGCCATGGCTACCCAGGGGTTAAGGTATGGCACCCCGAGCACATCAACGACAACGACCACGCCTGGGCCGACAGATACGGAACAGATTGGTAGCTTTCTTCAGCTATTTGGACAAGGTCAAGGTTTGTGGGATGATTTATTTAATAACCCTACGACCCCGCAATGAGGAAAATAAATGCCTGAGACAAGATATCAACGCGGAATAGATTCTGTTTCCAAGGGAATCCAGGGAATACGGGACAACTACGCGCAGGACAGACAGCAAGGAATGATTAACGAGTTATCGTCCATGGTCCAGGGTGGCGGAGAGATGACCCCGCAACAGTTGTTTGCTTTGGCCGCAAAGTATAAGCAAGACCCTGCCCAAGTATTGCAAGGCATGCAGCCGTTTCAACAGATGGCAGAAAAGGAAAAAATGCGTGCTGCTGGCAAAGACCTTATCAATGTATATCAACAGAAAGGTGGCCAGCTTGAAGCACAAGATTTAATGGGGATCGGCCAGAAATACGGCATAGGCATTGAAGGCATGGTATCACTTGGACAACTTGTTAAACAGTCAAATGCCCTATCTGCCCAACCTGACCCAGTTAAAGTAGGCGGTAATGAAGCGCTTTACGATACGGTAAATAAAAAAGAAATATACCGAAATACACCGCCCGTTGCCCCGGATAAACCGCCACAACCAAGCAGCATGTTTACCGATTTGTCAACTATGCTTGGTAGGCCACCAACATTAGATGAATATCTTGGTACAAAAAGGTCAGAGGTGCGGCCAAACGAACCGAAAGAACCTGCTCAACATGAATTAGGAAAACTTATATCATTGCAAAGCCAATTTCCAGTTGGTGATCCGCGCCGCGCCATTATTGATAAAACCATAGCCAATTACGGAACGACCCAGTCAGACCGCGAAGCAGCCATGGAACAAGATGCAGCCAAACAAGATAAGGCCATGGCGCAGGCAGCCAAAGAAGCCAACGAGTTAAATCCTGTCGGACCGGACAAACTAAGGCCTGATGCGTACAAGAAAGCATATGGTGGGCTTACCAAGTCACAATGGACAGTAAAGCGGGCAAAAGAGCTATATGAAGGTGGAGACACCACAGAGGCATCGCAAGAAGAAGTCGAAGTAAAAGAACAACCTCCGGCTGCAAAACTTACCGATGCGCCAAGCGGCGCTGCTTACGGCGGTGTTAACCCGAAAACCGGAAAGGTAGAATACTTCGATTCGAAGGGTAATAGTTTGACTGATAGCGGGCCTGCTGGTAAAATCCCGTCAAGTGCCGATAGGATGAAGCGGACAAATACAACAAATTACCAGCCTCCACCTGTTGCCCAGCCTGCCGCTCCTGTTGCGCCACAAACGCCAGGCAGATCAACGCTAGATGCGCTGCAGGCACAAGGGCCATACGCCGCACCGACCCTAAGCGTTCAGCAAGGCACACAAGGACAAGCGCAAGACCCTAGCCAGTTTATCGGCAACGCTTTAAAGGGGTTAATGGATTCCAAGAAACAAAATGAAATAGCCGGGGCCATGTCTGTTGTGAATAAATACAAAAATATAAATAGACCGCTGACCGACCCGGAAAAGAAAGAGCTTGAATATCATCTCAATATATTGAAAAAATATCAACCAGCTCAGTGAGATAACTATGCCTCAAATCCCCGAATGGGCGCAGCCATTAAATAATAAGCCGAGCAATCTTCCTGAGTGGGCGCAGCCGTTAAGCCGTGAAGATGACGAATCGGAAACAGGGCTTGTCGAAGAAACGGTAACCGGATTTGCTAGAGGTATGTTTGATGTGGTCCAAGCTCCGGTTGAATTGATTGATTTCGGCGCAAACATGGTGGGCGCGGATAAGTTTAGAGAATCTGTTACGAAACCTGTTTTATCTGGAATCGACAAAGTCAAAGAATCTGCCATCCTTAAGCCTTCTGAAGAGGCGGTTGAGGATAAGTATTCGCCATCTTGGTTTGCTTCCAATGTTTCGCAGGCCGCACCAACATTGTTGTCAATGTTCATCCCTGTTGCTGGGGCAACTAAGCTGGCTACGGCTAAAAAGGGATTTGATGCGCTAAGCGTAGCCGACAAAGCGGCAAAAGTAAGCAAAGCACAAAAGATAGCGGCTGGCGCATCAGGTATCGGCTTAGAAGGCGCATTCGCTCATGGAGGACTAAGGCAGCACGCAGAACAAAATCCTGATGACCCAGACGTAACCAGGCTTAACGACTTTGTAACAACGGTTGGTACAGGTGTTTTCGCCGGTGGGCTTGAAGCATTATCTGGTATGAAATTCTTTGGCAGGATGTTCGGTGATGCCGGTGGTAAAGTGGCCGGAGAGCTATGGAAACGGATTGCAAAAGAAGTCCCGCAAGGAATAGCGGTTGAAGGTGGGCCAGAAGCAGTCCAGGAAGTGATAGGAAACTTCTTTAAGCAGCTAGGGTACAAGCCTGACCAAGATTTAGTTGAAGGTGCCTTTGATGCTTTTCTTGTTGGTGGTTTACTGGGTGGTGGTGTTGGCGGTATGGCCGCTACCGTACAAAGTCCTACTAAGGCGGAAGAAAAACCGCAACCTACTGAAGAGAAGCCATCCAACGTCCCAGAATGGGCCGCGCCCATCAAAGCAGATACGTCCGTTTCCCAGATATACAAAGACCAGCCACGCGCACAAGTAACGCCTGAGCCTGCCATATCTGACCAGGAAGCGCAAGAGTTTATCGCTAATTCAGAATATGATAAATATTCCCCTACAACTCCGCCCGCTTCCCCTGAACAAATCAAGCAAAAGAACTTAGCGGCATACGAGGCGAGAAAGCAGTAAGCCGAAGCACAACGCAT